ACCATCAACAGTTAACAACTTAGCCAACACATCAGCAGCAGTATAAGCAGAAGAGTTTAACTTATTTGATAACAAAGTAGTCACTGTACCTGCATAGTCTGCATCATCACCTATTGCAGCGGCCAACTCATTAAGAGTGTCTAGTGCAGCAGGAGCAACTGCTATGACTGCAGCAATCTCATCATCAACATAAGTAGTTGTTGCAAAGCTTGATATATCAGAAGCGGTAACAGCCCCAATTAATGTTCTTACTTCAGCAGCAGATATACCTGAGTTTAGTGTTGGAGTTGTACCGTTAGATAAAATCGCAGGTGTTCCTGTATCAGTTGCCTTAGCAGTATTTGCAGTTATAGCGGTTGCTTGAGCAGAACTAATTGTTGTTATGTCACCTGCTTTTGCTGTAGCTGCAGTTGTACCAATCGCTAAAGAAGAAGTTCCTGCACCAATTACTCCTCTAACTTCAGCAGCAGAAATTCCTGTGTTAAGAGTTGGCACAGAACCATCACTTAAGAGTGCAGGTGTTCCTGTATCACTTACCTTTCCATTGTTGGTACTAATGTGACCTGCTTGTGTTGATGTTATGGTTGTAGTGTCACCTGCCAATGCAGTAGATGCAGATGTACCTATTGCTAAGGAAGATGTACCTGCGCCAATAAGAGTTCTAACCTCAGCAGCTGTAATACCTGATGCTAAAGTTACTGCGGAACCATCGCTTATAAGAGCAGGTGGTACTCCGATAGGGACAAAGGTAGTGCCTGTGTGTACCTGTACAGAGTTTGTAGCAGTATCGTAATATATCTGACCTTCAATACCTGACGGTGCTGTGGCTAGATTTTGCAGAACTACGTTTTGTATTTCGTTTCCTGCTAAGTTTAAGTCAACTAAATGTTTAAGAGCCATTTTTTATTTTTTTTTAATTTAAGTATGCTTTGCCTTTAAAGGCGTTCTTGAAGCTCACGGTAAGTGAGTTTTGGTCTAGGTAATCAACCTCTCCTATAACGTATGTGTTAGCAGAATCAACGACTGTTACCGAAGGGTGCTTTCCCATGTTGTGATTAATTGTCCAACTAGCGGAAGCTGTAACAGATTGGTCATGAGTAAAGCTAGTTAAAGATTCACCATTAGCAGTAACTGTACCTGTCATAGCTACAGCTGTAGTAGAAACAGAAATTGGTATAAGGTTGCCATCTCCGTCAGAAAGCTGCTTAGAGCCGCTTACAGGTCCGTTGTCAGAAGTCTTTATTAAACCCTGATACGTATCCTTTGGTTTAGTTCCTGTTAATGTGCTCATATTTCTTCTTCCCAAGTATCGTTAATAGTTTCCCACTGCATTCCAATTAGGTTCCAATACCTATTGTCAAACTCATACTTATCACCTATGTAAGACTGAGTATGTACCGATATACCTAACGCTAATATCATTACCCTATGTAAGCAAGAACAACGCCTTGATAACAAGACACATTTGTAAACTTACCAAACACCTGCATACCTGTAGGTAACACCTGTCCTGTTAATGAGTCTCCTACCATAGATGTAGCATTTATACTGCTTTCTTGCAAGCAAACAATAACTCGATATGTCTCACCTGAAGGAGTAGCCTCTCCTGCTCCTAGCCTGCGAAAACCAAAGTCACCCATTGATGCTTGGTAATAATTTCTGTCTTTTGATATATTATCCATTGTTCCAATTATCATTTATAGTTTGCCACTCTTGTGTTATAAGCTCCCAATTGAAGCCCCAACCTCTATCTTGTTCTATTATTAAATCACCAAGGTAACTATCTATTAAGTAGTCTATAACACCTGTGGTGTTTTGAACTACGTCTCTTTGGTTACCCCACTCATTATTTGGTAGATAGTCTATAATACTACTTGGTATGTTATTCACATCCGTGTAGTATCCCATTCTGTCTAAAATCATATAGTCCAACACTGCTGATGCTGTACCTGTACTTATATCGTTTCCTATGCTATTGGTTACAACGTAATCTAAAACACCTGTTGCCTGCTGTGTAGCACCGTAAGAATATCCTTCTGTTGTTACTATATACATTAAGTAAAATCAATAACACTTTCGTCTTCAATAACTAAAGATGCTATCCAACTCTCGGTAGTTAGCGTTACATCAACATAAGAAATCTCACCTATTCTAGTTCCACTAGCAGCAGAGTAGTTCATGGTCAATCCATCCATCCATCCTGACAATGTAACATTCCCATTGTTATGGTACAATAAACAAGCGATATCACTCCTGCGAGACATATAATCTATCTTGTTCATTTTTCTATCTAGCAATGGTAGTCTTACTATTATATCGGTTGTTATAACGCCTAGCCCATTAGATGTAGATTTACTTTCTACAAATGAAGTTGTTGCGTCTTTATTGTTATGAGAAAAAACTACAGTGTTTAAGAATTGCAATCCATCAACCAACGTCTCGTCAGTAGAATTAATAGATAAATTCAAGTCTTTTTGTAAGCCTAGAACAACTCTCTTAATACCCCCTGCGTTTTTTGCAGTGCAGTTAATGCCAATGTCCTCTAAGAAAATACTACAGTTAAAGCTCATATTTTTTAAATAAAAAAAGGGGCAGGGTTTAGACCCTACCCCCTTGTATTAATTTACAAGAATTGCTTACGCAATTACATCAGCCCATTCAGCACTTTCGATGTTGTAAGATAAGCTATCTTCTTCACCTGTAAGCGTTAATTGGTAACGGTTTTTCTCAGAACGTCCTGTTCCTGAGTTTCCATCTACTGATGCTGCGTAAAGACCGTAGCCCCAACCTACCATATGGTAAGTACCGGCAGCAGTTTCAATAAAAGCAACTAATTCAGCACCCGGTTTTGCAATGTTGTCCAAAGCATTACGGTGAGAAGTAGACATTTTAGGAATCTCAATAGAGATAGTAGGAACTGAAGACACAACGCCATCAGCAGATACTGTTTTAACTTCACTGAATACAGAAAAGCCATCCTTTAAGTTAAACTGAATTTCGATTACATCAGCATCAGTATCTAAACCTGTAGTCGCCGGAGTAACCGTAACTACGTTGTTTGCTACAGCTACTACACTAACCAAGTCAGTTTTGTTTCCGATGAGGACTCTCTTTAAACCACCTATCCCTAGGTCATCACAAGAAAAGTTTACATCAGCTAGAGTTATATCACAAGCCATTTTTATTTTTTTTTAAGTGGTTATAAAAAGGGGAGGAAGAACCTCCCCTTCTTTAATTTAATTATACTTGAGCAAAGACGATTTCGTCACCTTTCAAGTAAGAGAAACCTAACTTGAACTGACCCCAAATTTTATCAGAGCTTAGTTCAGCTTCGTACTTCATGTCGATAGCTTTTACATCATTGTAATCATCAGTCAACATTACCAAGTTCTGTGGAGCAGACATAAAAAATTTGTTAGCAACGAGGCTTGGGAAGTGTACAATCTCCATACCGTAGTAAGTAGGAATGTTTCCTTCTACGATACCTTGAGGAGTAGTAGTGTACTTCTCAGCGATAGCGATTTGGTAGTGCTGCATAGCAACAGTTCCTAAGAAAAAAGCAGGCTTGAAGTCGCGGTCAGCATCTCCGTAAACGGCAGACAACATTACGTCAGACATGGCAGCGTAAGCTTTTTCCATTTCGTCTAAGATGTTTAATGCAGTCAAACCACCGGCTACAATAGTAGTATCGATAACAGCAGCATCAGCAGCCATTTCTGTAGTCAAAGCTGTAGCTGCTAGCTCAAGAGCTTTTACAGAAGATAGTTTTGCGAAGTAATCAAATACCCAATCCTTGAACTCAGCGTCCATAGTTTCAGGGTTGTGTTGTCCTTTTTTCAAAAGAAGTCCACGGTAAGAAGCTTCAAGAGCAGTCTTACAGTTTAAGAAAGACCATTTGTAAGAAGAGACAGTCATCTCTTTTTCTGCAATTGTTGCAGTAGATTGTGGGTCAAACACACATAAATCAGTACCGAACTGCAAAGCAGCATCAAAGATTGGTACGTTTACTTTTGCTTTAACACCATCAACAAGACGGAAACGGTTAAGAACCGCTGCCGATTTTACCATAGAATCGATAAACAAGTTACGACTACGGTCACCATAAGGTAAGCTAGAAATAGATACAGCCATTTTATTTTATTTTTAAAAAGTTCGTTTAATTAATTTACAATTTACTTAAATCTGTTGAAGAAGTCATTTACCATAGAAACCTTATCGATAGTGATTCCGTTAAACTTAACAGTCTTATCTTCAACTTGCTCTGATTGCCCTTCGGCTTTTTGTTCAGCAGCAAATTGCTCTTCAACTTCTTGTTCGTTAACTTCTTCTTCAGCTTTGTACTTGTCTTCTTCTTCTTTCTCAACAACAACTGCTTTGTCACCTACAGGAGCATAGCTCTTTTTAGGATTCTCTTCAGTCATTTCTTCTTCTTCTTTCTCTTCTTCAGCAGGAACCTCAAGCTCTTCGTCTTCAGTTCCCTCCATAGCAGAGATGTGCTTTTGAATTAATTCTAGGGCAGACTTTAACTCATCTACACCAACAAATTTTTCTTCAAAAGAGGTCAACACTTCTAGAAGAGTAGCGTTCTCTTCTTCTAAAGCGATAATCTTAGCTTCGAATTTAGCAGCTGAAGCCTCTTGTTGAGCCTCCATCTTGCCTAGTTCTTTAGCAAAATTAAATTCATTCATTTCGTTATTATTTACAGGTTTAATATCAGCTTGAATTTCAATAGAGAAGCCATTTACTTCTCCACTTTTAATCGCACTAAACAATTCGTCAGACTCAATCTTAGCCTTTACGAACACGGTTCCGTTTGGAAGGTCATAACCATAGTCAGTAGACTTATCGTTATTAGACTCTTTCATCCAAACTTCTAGCATCACCACTTCTTGAGTATCATACTCATGGTGAATACCAAATTCATTGAACAAGCCTTTCTTAGAGTAGTTGTACATTATCTCACGAATAACCTCTTCGGTAAACCTAACGTAGTAATATCCATTCTCAGGACTATGACGTAAGATTTCTCTATTAGGTATCATAATTGGACCTACAACCTCTTTGCGCTCATCGTTAGCAAACATCTCAACTACCTCAGTCTTATTGAAGTATATGAAGTTCTCTTCGATAGCAGGCTTATCTACTAAAGAAATTTTGTACATACCTTGTGCAAAATCCTCTAGTGTAATATCGTATAATGGTATATCTTTATCCATTTGTTTTCTTTTTTCTATCTCCCCAAGGAGCGTTAGCTACTTCAACCTCAGCCTTTACTGTACCTTTTCGGATGCTTTCAGCTTTTCCAATCGCCCAATTAATTCCGCTAGTTCCTCCCCAACCAAGCCAAGCAACGTACCCTCTATCTTTCCAAGGAGTATCTTTAAACTTTGGGTCAATCGCAGCATTCTTTCTATGGCGATTAAAGGCAGCCATCCTAGCAATCGTTTCATAACTTAATTTTCTTCTTGATGATAGTTGATTAGCTCGTGCCCAACCTACAGAGGTCATGCCCTTTACTTCCTTGCCATACTTTTTTTTCCAAGCAAGAGCTTTCTTAGCGTTGTTGGATGCTGATGCAGGATAGTCGTTATAAGTAGCCATATGAAATAATTTACAATATTATCGCTTCTACCTCTCCGTAAATACCGCCCTCATAGAGTTGGCCTGATATAGATTTTATTATCAAACCGTTAGAAGAGACTTGACCTAGTGTAACAATAGAGTAATTATCTTTTACATCAAACGCATAGTCCTTGTCAAAGAGAGCAGAAAACTTTATTTTAGGTTTTCCTAAATACTCAATGTTATCATTGCCTATAAAAAAGTCATACAGGTCTGTAGCTTGTCCTTGTTCATTAAAGTGATAAAGACGAAGTTGATTAGTCTTGTCTGTAACAAATCTAGGGAATACATGAGAAAACTCAGTGCTATACAAAAGCCCTTTATAATTTTGTTTCTCTACAAATCTAGCTCTTTTTATATTTGTTTTGTATTGAGGAGTATCTATGTATCCAAATACAATCCCAATGTCTTTGTGTGATGTAAAGCTATTTAACGTAAAACCAATTTCGTATTCGCTGAAGCCGTCCGGTATATCAATAAAAGTTTCATCTCCGCATAGTGACTTATTGTAGACGCGAGAATCTAAGTTGAAACTAACATCTTCTGAACCCGAACCACTTATATTGGTTTTCTTGTATCCATAGTTGTCATAGAACAAACCTTTTTTAGAAGATTTTATTTCTAAAGTCTTTAACCTTTTAGTTGATATCTCTATAGATATCTGATTAGCATCATCAACTCTAGTTGTTATTGATTCATTTGAATTTCTTGAGCGTAAATCAGGAAGCCTATCTATAAGTACACTAGATGTTTTTTGGTCATAAACAACTGATAGGTTAAATCTAGCTATAACTTGTTTTAATATATCAAATGGAGAAAGAGTGCTTTCATCAAACAAGTTTTTAATGTTTACAGAGTCTGTTCCGTAATATGGATTTACATAACCTGTAGATGATAGACCTAAATACAGCTCTCCTAAGTTG